AGCCAGTCTGCGATCGCGATGAGATGGTCCGCCTGTTCGGCTACAGAGTAGCCGGCCAGAGGAGCGTCGAGTACCACGTAACCACTAATTGAAACCGGAAGGTTTCGGTCAGTGGCGTATGGGTCATCGACTACCTTAGACGAGTCCAGCCGCACACGGTGCTGGCTACGACGTCCGGAAGAGTGTGAGACTGACAGTTCATAAGAACCATCAGACTCACGAAACTTACCGGCATCGATAGCCATACCAATACGCGGCAGACTCTGCGCCACAGTAGCAACCGTGACGCTTTGTGGATCTGCATACATAGTGAACTCTTTCTGAATTGACGGGTTATTCCCGACTTGATGGATACTCTCCGTAGAACAGTCCAGTATTTCCGGACTGGGTGACGAAAAGTTAATAATGTCACCCCGGGGATTTAGATATCCCAAGGGCCGCTAGAATGGAAAGCTGACGTGGTGTAAATTCACCAGCAGAAGCGAATCCGAAGTACGGTGCACTCGGAAAACGTGTTTTCACTTCGAAAAGTGTCTCCACGCTCCCGGACCCCACTTGATTATAGGGGTTATTGTAACTCGCACCTTTGAACTCCACAAGAGTGGCGTTCTTCCAGTGGTTCATTACAAAAGCGTTCCGCAAAACCTGACCGTCGTCGATGAGGTTCGAAGCAATCTCTAAAGATTGCCCAAAACCTGTACACCAATCGACGGCCCAGCTCCAGGGGGCTAAGTCCCACACCATTTTCGGTGTGGGCTTTGCGACGTTCAGAAAACGAGCAGCCATGCTGCTCATATTCTTCTGATTAGCCGCTATAGCCTCTGGATATCCAGGGAAGAATGAAGTCCAAGTTCCTTCGAACCAGGTCTTCTTCTCTACTACTTTCGTAGTCGTCACAGCAAGTTGGGCGTACGCGAACGTAATCCCGTCGTACCGTAATGCCGGATATCCAATCTCTGTAAAGGAGACTGAAGCTAGTTCAGGTCGAAATTTGATGCCCACGTGCGTGTCGCCGCCAGATTGACCGGCAGCGCGCTTTATGGCGTTATCGCCATGCACGACATCCTTAAGGAAACCTTGGATATCTGCCAGTAAAGGCAGCCATCCAAACTGAACGAGTAGATGGTGATTTGCAAGATTCTTAAAGAACCTTGTTTTCTCCTTCCACACGGACAATTCCTCAGGTAGGGGCGCCTGGTCGAGAACCAACTCACCAGCGGTGGTGAGTAGATTCACTGCCGGACGCCCGGGCCTCGTGGCATTCATAGCAAAGGCTCCCTTCGACCGAATCTCCGACTCTTCAGTTGGAGATCCAGGAAGAAATCCGCCGCCGTTCCAGTTTGGGGCTATATATGTATAACCCAGCCCTGAACCGGCGTCGATACCCAACGCAGGTGCCGGTGTAAACCGGTCAACGCTCCGAGTCATGAGAAATGCTCCATTACGGATCCATTTCACATTCTCAGTGCCACCTCCACGGGTATAACCCATGCTAGTAGTGCCGGGAATATATCTAGTTTTATCATTAGACATATTCCAATTTCCTCTCGGTAATCGATCCGGGGCCTCCTA